TAATGATAATGAGTATGTTGCAGCTGTAGGTGTAATAGTTACTTGAGCAGCAGTTGGGAAAGATTGTCCTTTATTCCAAGTTACAGTTCCTGTTCCACTTATTGTTTGATTAACAACAGCAACACCATTGTAATTAACTAATAAAACAGCAGAGCCTGAATCAAAATTATAAACACAAGCAACATCACCTATAAGTGATGTACAATCTATATTAAAAGATGTAGCTTCACTTGAGTTAGACTGTCTAACTTCATAACCACAATCTCTATTTGTTGGTGGGACTGGTACTTTTTCTGTATTACTACTTAAAACAAACTCATTCATATAAGGATCATATCCTCCTAATTTTTGAGTATCAAAACTTTCTGTAAATAAATCTCTAAACCAACTACGCATACCTAATGAAGATATAACTTGTAGTTTATCTGACTTAGCATTTACTCCACCTCTAATATTTATAACAGAACTTCTTTTAGCATCAGTAAAATATACATCATAACCATAAGAAGCAAAGCTTTCAGGATTATTACTTATACCATACTCTTCTATTCTGGCTAACTGAGTACCTAAAACTTCAGGTATTGAAGTTACAGCTCCACCAGCTGCAGCATCAGAAAGTAAATTTTTCTCTACTAATACATAAGATATTTTATCTTCTTGTAAAGTAAGTATGTCTGTTTGTCTTGAGTGTAATTTTCTAATTGGACCATAAGAACTTTCTAAAGCCTTATAATTACCTAAAGATAAATTAAACTCGTTTAACTTATTTACATTAGATTCTTTATTAAAATTACCACTATATGTTATATCACTAAATCTATGAACTTCTTTGTATTCTTCTTGAGAAACAGAAGTTACTTTTTCGCCTATAGTAAAACTAGGTGTAGTTAAAGCATCTAATACTCTATTAGACTCTACTCCATTTCCAAAAGTAAAACAATTAGAAAAAGTTAAATTAACTACAGCTGGTAAACTTACTGTTTGATTTTGATCAGTAGCATCTGTTCCTGATTGATGATACCCTCCAGTTATATTAAAAACTTGCTCGTTTTCATAATAAAGCTCAGTATTAGCATCTTTTGCTTCAGTTTCAAAAACCATTAATGTAGTTGCTCTTTGAGCTATAACTTGTACATTACCATAAGAATTTCTTTTATTTGGTGATCCACAATTAGGAGTTCCATTTTGAAAAACAAGATACATTTTACCGTTTGCAGCATCTGTTTGAAAAGTAATGTAGGTTTGACCTCCAGTTGCTAATGATGTAAAATAAGGATATAATGTACTAGGTTGATTAACGTTATTTATAGTGTCGTCACTTCCTGAACTAATTCCAGCTGTTAAATCAATATTATCACCTTCTACAAAAGCATACATACTATCATAATCTTGACTTGCTGTAAAAGTTTTATCAAAAAGATATCGTCTACCTCCACATTTAGATCCTCTTTTAAATCTATTTGCTTCAAGTTTTATTGTAACAAGACTTCCTGCTGGTATAGTATATGGTATAAATAAATTTGTTGGTCCAGTTGTATCTGGATTAGGAATAGATACATCATACTTTACAGCACAATAAGATCCTTTACATCCATCTTCCCCAGTATTTATTAATGCATCTTCTGCAATACCAGCTGAAAAATTACTTGGTCTAAGTTGCATATAAACTCCTGTTGGTTGAGAACAAGTGTCATCTATTAAAGTACCATCGCTTGCTCTTTGACAAAGCCAGTTTTCTACTTGACTTCCATAATCTAAAACTTTTGTTTCAACACATCTAAGTACTGGCCCATTGGTATCTGTTTTAACTTTTAAGTTTTCATCTAAAACAACTTTAGATTTATTATCTCCTTCTAATTTAAACCACACATTACCAGTTTCTTCTTCTTGAAAAAATATATTAGAGTAAACTGTTCTGTATTCGTCTTTAGATGGTTTTAAAACAAACTTATATTTAGTAGCCCAAAAAGGAGGGTAACTATTTAGTGTAACTTTAATTGTGTTTTTTGTAATAGAATTGTCACAAGGAATATATACTGTATTATTTGTATCTACTAAAGCGGTACTTGCTCTTCCATAATTATCTTCATATACAATACCAACTTCATAATCTCTATCACTATGTAAACTGCTTTTTGAAGAATCTAAACTGTAAAGGAATTCTGATTGTATTACAGTAAAATATTCATAAGCAAAAATTCCTAACCCCACATTAGGTGTTACAGTTGTATCATATTTTTCATATTTTATTGCTTGTACAGTTAAAGAAAAACTATTACTACCAGGAGTAGATCCAATTACAATACCTTGATTTGTACCAGATATTCCAAAACCTACTTTATACCAACTTGTTTTAGCAACAACACCACAGTTAATTAAATCTGTAACTGATGTACCACTTTCACATCCTGTAGAACATAATTGAGAAAAACAAGTAGAACTAGAAGGCGCAACAAATTCAGACATTGCAGCTATAAATGATGGAGAATTAACTAAATCATAAGCATTAGAAAAGTCTTCTTGAACGTTAAATAAAAACGTAGATTCATATTTATTTAAAGGTTCTGTTCCATCTACATATTCAGCAGCTCCAGAAAATTGAGAATGACCTAAATTAAAAGAAATACCTATTTGAGAACCAGCTTTTAAATCAAACCCAGTTGTATCGTATGTAGCTGTTCCGTTAATAACAGAAACTGATCCGTTTATACTATAATTAAAAGTAGTATTTACTGAAGGAGTTTCCCCAGCATCTAAATTTTCTGATATTAAATCTAAACTATAGTCTAAATATACATCTTGACCATTTTGATTTGTAATATTATATCCATCAACATAATTGCCATACATAAGTCTATTACCCATAAGTGTTTGAGCTTGTGCAATTTTAGGCACATTATCAAAAAGTCTTAAAAGCTGAGCTTCTGGTAAAACAGTATATATTTTTTGATTTGTAAATTGAAATGTTTGTTCAACATTATCTAACCAACCTTGATCTAATTTATTAAATCTTTCAATAACATTTATTGCTGCAAAATTTGTTGACTTAAATAATAAATCTATTCCTTTTACATTTTTTCCACCTGTGTTAAATTTCATAATAACACTATTAAATACATTTTGCATACCTATATTATCATAGGTAGAAAAATCTAATTGAAATGGTCCTGGTGAAAAAGATATTGGTGAAAAAGGAGAAACAGCAGAATACTCGTTGTCTTCATACTTATATCTATATGCAAAAGAAATCATTATATCTGTCATATAATTTTCTCCTCCGCCTTGTTGAGTTGGTGTAAGTGTAGGCGCAAATAAAGGTGGCGCTACAATAACACCTATATCTTGTTCAGTAACTTGATCAACATCGTTTATTGGATATGGATATGTTCTGTTTATATTTATTTTTCTAGGAGGATTTAAATTATCTGTAAAAAACAATAACCCATCTATAAGATTAATACCTGTAACTAAATAAGTATCATCAAAGTTTAAAAGACTAGTAGATATAACGTGATAGAATAACAAATCTAATTTAGTATTATATGATACTATCATATCAACTTTACCAGTATTTGAATTTACGTTTGCTGGATCATTTATAAACCAGTACATAGTTTCCTCACCACCATCTTCATAAGCTCCAATACATTTTGCTTGAGAGCTTAATGCTAATCCTTCATAAGTTAAAGTTGTAAGTTTTGTATTTCCTAAAGAATTTTCTACAGCACCTATTTCAGTGTTTTCTGTAGATCCAAGCCTACAATTTAAAGCATCAATATATTCACCTTGAGGAACTAATCGTTCATCAACGCTTTTATTCATTCTTCCTTTTATAAAATTTCTTGTAAACTGTGGCATATTATTTCAACCATTTATCTTGACCCCTAAGATTCATTAACAATCTTCCTGGATGTATGTTACTTAATCTTATTTTGGCGTTTCTTAATAAAGCTGTTTTTTCTTTTTTAGCTCTATTAATTATATATTCTTGAACACCGTATTTGCTAGTTAATATAGCATATTTAATATAAGCATAGATAAAATCTTCAAATAATTTATTTAAATTAATCTGTGAGTCTACACCATTCTCCATACCATCTGAAACATATTCTAGAATAACTAGTTTATCAGAAGCTCCAGAACTAAAATTAATTACTCCAGATGCTTTGTTAATTGTAAACGTAGGATTAGAATTTGCAGTCTCTGTATTAAGACCATAACGCTGACCAATACTATAGTCAAAAAACCAAGCACCATCAACATTGTAACCCATATTACCATCTTGACTACTATTTGAATTTAAATAAAGACTTTTTTTACTTCCAGAAATTCTATCCATATCTATAGTAGAGTTTTCAGGTTTTAATATATTTCCATTTTCATCAAACAATATTTTACAGTCATTATCTTGTAAATAAGAATTACTCCAATTTGTTTGTATATTTTCAGTTAATGGCATTAATACACCATTTTGATATACAGAAATTCTTACCCAATTTACATAATCAGGAGGTAAAACATACCTTAATTGATCACATACACTAAGCTCTAGTATTTTTATTTCTTTCATTGCATCATAATTCAATTCTTGAATTCCTCTTTTTGCGTGAAATAAAATATTATATTTTTCTACATTGTTTATTAATTTATCATTACCAACATACATTAACATAAAGTTAGTTACTATATCGTCTAATGATACAAATTGATATGACCCCCAGTTTGAGTTCGTAGGATTTACTCCTCCGTTTTCATAATATTGATAGTCTGTTATATATGCCATAGCTTATGATTGTTGTTGATTATCTTCTTGTTCTTGAATATTACCAAAAACAGCTATGTCTTTATCTCTAATAGATACACCAGCATATTGTAATATTTTGTTTACTAAATTAGGCTCATCAGAATCAGGAAGTTCAAAGTCTTGATAATCTGCTGCACCCTCATCAAAAACAGGTTCGCCACCTGTCAATGAACTATAAGTCCAATTTGGATCTAAAGGATATCTTATATATTGTGATAAAATTTTACCAGCACCAATAATAGTTTCAGGATATACTGTAATGGTATTACCTGTTAAAAGATTATTTGCGCCACCTAAAACATAAGCTGGATAAGAAATATTAGGAGAAGTTAATGAAGATGAGTTTAAATAAAATATTTTATTTTGAGAAACTCTTTCTACTTCTCTAATACCAGTTGTAGTAACAATGGTATAAGAATTTCCAACTGTTGCAGCACTACCAAATGGATTCTCAGACAATGTTAATTGTGTTTCTGAATCTACACTAACTATATAAGCTCCAAAACCAGCTGATACACTAGTTAAAGAAGTATTAGTAACAAACTGACCCGGTAATACCGTACCAGTTGTAGTAAACGTTGCGTTAGTATCTGTTAAAGTGTTTGCTCCAGCTGCCGTAGTAGTTGAAGAAAAAACTGCATTAGGATAGTAATTTATTTTATTAATTAAATAATAATTTTCTGGTAAATTATATAAATTAATACCAGATGTAGTTAACCCTCTTGTTTCAGAAAAACTATCAATTACTTCTACTAATCCTTTTAAAATATCTGCATATTCACTACCAGATACACGAGCATTTTGTTTTATAATCCAGCTGTTGTATTGATAAAAATAATCTTCAAATATATCTAGTTGAGCTTGTTTTGCATATAAGTTAAAATCACTAGGAGTTATATATCCGTAATTGTTTTTATTTGCAATTGACAAGACTGTTGCTCTTACTGTGTTAATCATTTCAAATTGTTATTTAAACAAAGATACGAAAAAAAAAAGAGGCTTCATTTTATTGAAACCTCTCTATAATTTAAATAAACTATTGTGTTTTATGCTATAGCTGATGTAGTAAATACTACTGTTGGAGGTGTTATTATTACCTTTTCAACAGTACTTAATGAATCATAAGATGATATTAAAGCATCTTGTATTGCTTTATTAGCATACTCATTAAAGTCACTTGTATTAGCTAATGTAATTACATAATCTCCTTTACAATATATTTTAGTTGAAGTAGCTGAAGCGTAAGCGCTTGTAACAACTGAATCTACGTTTACTATAAGAGGACTAGATTGCGACCCACTATTTACAGTATATGTTTCTCCAATAGCCATTATTGAACTATCTAAATTAACTCTTTTATTATTTACTATTGATGTTACTTGAGCAGATGTACTGTCTGTTGTATTAAATACAAAATCTCCAATACTTACGCTAGCAATAAAATTTTGATTATCTTGACAAAGAACATTTGCAGGAACAGATATATTGTAAGTTTCGTTAGCTGCTGAAAAAATATCTGCATCTAAAGTTAAAACTGCTGTATCACCTCCTGGTGCAACAAGAATAACTAAAGCTGTGTCATTATTTACAGTGTCTGTTACTGTATCACCTTCTTTAACTCCTAGAGTTACAAAGTCTTTTGTAGCATCAGTTAATGCGTTAGCTACATAAGCCGTTGCTGTACCTGAAGTAAGTGTTGATTGAGTACCTGAATCTACTTGAAGAGAAATAGGTATAGATATAAGTTTTGACATTATATGTTTTTTATTAATTGTTTCTACAAATATAGTAAAAAAAAAAGACTCTATTTCTAGAGCCTTCTTTTAAAGTTAGTTGTTTTTATTCGTCTACTTTTTTTAATCTATTACTTAATAAAGTAAAAACTTGCTGTCCTTCATCACTTTGAAAAAATGATGCCAGTATAAATAAAGGATCTTCTCCATAAGGAACAGTTAAAAGTTTTTTCTTATTTTGTTTTAAGTTATAATAAACGTCTTTTTCGTTTTTCATTATAATTAAACTGTTAGATAAAAATTGAGAACACTTGTTTTGCATAATCAATAATGGATCGTTAAGAGACTCTAAGAAATCTTGAGGATATCTTTTTGCAAATAACCTAATATCTCTTTTTAACTCTGCAGAACTTAATTTATCTACATTCAAACCTATAACTACTCTACCTATTGTTTCCATTAATTCAAGACTTAAATCTTTTGCAGAAACCTGAGCTTCTAATTCATAGTCTAAATACTCAACATCAACATTAGCATCTATTTCTTTATCAACCTCAATAAATAAATGTGTATTAGAAGGATGTAAAGATAAAAACTCTTGTAGTACAGGATTTGTTTTTGGCACAAAAAGAAAACCATCTTCAAACACAATTGGTTCTAAAATAGCATTTCCATCTTGTTCGTCCTCAAAAGGACTTTTTTGGTTTTTTGCATAACGCAAAGGTCTGTTGATACCTTGTTCTTCGTCAAAATACATTAACGGTGATCTTCTGCTATTTCTAGCTGGAATCATAAGGCTTAAAGGAGCAACATCTCCTGTTAATTTATATGTTTTGTCTTTTAAGACAGTTTTATTTAATTTTTTCATTTGATTTAATTTAAAGTTTATAAAGTAATAGTTACCCCCGTTTTAAAACGAGGGTAAAAATTACAAATTGTTATTCTTATTGTTTAAATAAGAAGAAGTTATTAGCACCTAAAGTACATAAAGCTCTTTCTGATAAGAAGTTTACTTCCATTGCATCTAAGCTAGAAGTAGCTGCTCCACCTGCAGAACCTGTAATCCAAGTTTTATAACGTCTGTCTTCAGTTTCTGAAGCTCTGTATCTTACGTGTAAGAATGGTCTTTTAGCGTTTTTACCAAGTACTTGGTCATAAACTGTAGTTGAACCAGCTGGTACTAAAATACCGTTGATTTTTCCACCTACTAAACCACCTCTCATTGTAGGATCGTTTAAGTATTTCCAGTCAGACTTGTAAAAGTCATATCCTCTTCTAAATCCTGTAAACCCTAAGTTTAATGCCATATCCTTATCATTGTCAAAAAGACCATAAGAAGTGCCATTTGCACCATAAGAATTTTGAGAAGCTAACATATCATCAATATCAAATCCAAACTCTCTGTTTAAGAAAATAACATTTTCTTCAATAGATCCTTGTTTGTCTAATCTTTGGATAATAGAATCAAATTCAGCTAATGTACTTGGGTTTCCACCTGACCATACATTTCCTCTGTTATTTACTACATAGAATAAACCTTCAGATCCTTTGTTACCTACTCCTGAAGCTACACCTGCTGCAATTGCTGCAACACCACTTCCTGCGATTGCTGGAACTGCTTCCACCATTGCTGTCTCTAAGTAATCTTCAAATCTTAGTCTTGTTTCGTGTTCAGATTTTAAATACCATAAGAAACCAGTTGCGCCGTTTTCTGTAGTTACTTCAATCCATCCAATTTGAGCCATATCAGAACCAGATACTGCGTAACGGTCTTTAATGATAATTGGTGAATTGCTAAAGATAACATCGTCAGCTTCTAGTTGACCTTGCATACCGCTTGAACCTTTTTGGAATTCAGAACCATAAACAAATAAAGAAGTTACAATTCCTACTGCTACTGCTTGTCCAGCTGCTTCATAATAAGCTACTGTAATAGTTGCGTTAGCTGTATCTACTGCTGTAATTAAAGCTTTGTTATTTAAAACTGAAGCTCCTGTATTGTCAGAAATCATAATTGTCTGACCTACTCTTAATGCAATTGTACCAGTGTTTGGAATCAATGTGTCATTAATAGTTAACACTGCTGTATTTGCTCCTGCAGCTCCTGCTGAAGTTACGTTAGAATACTTAGTGTGTAACCTTCCTTGCTCTGCCCATTTGATAAGGTCTGAGTTAGAAGGCATTTCAGCGCCTACCATTCTTAAGAATGATGCTACTGTTCTGTTTCCATATCTTTCAAATTCTTTTTCATAAGTATCTGGTAAATATTGATTTAAGAAATCAAAATTTGTGATATAGTTTGATTGTAATACTACCTGTTCTGCACTAGGCTGTAGTGCAAAAGTAGGATTTCCTGCTACTGATCCTGCCATTTTTTAAATTTTTAAATTTTTAATTATTAATTATTTTTATTTCTACTTCTAATTCTTAAGCCTCTGCCTGAATCTTGACCAACTGCTCGTGCTTGAAACCCTGTCTGTGGAGCTGATTGAGGTGTTTGCCTCAAATTCATATTAATGTTTTTACTTTTTTTCGAAACATCTCCTATGGCATCAGCTTTTCCTTGCTCATAAAAATATTGAGCTAGTTTGTCTGGGTTCATTGCGGCATTTAATGCTTTGTGCCAACCTTTTGCATCGTTAATTAAACCATCTTCACCTAAGTACTGATCTATAAAAGTCTGTACGTTTAGTTGTTTTGATTTAATTTCATTTGCATCTCCAGAAGAATAAACTACATTTTTATCTCCTACTGTGAACTCAAAACCTTTGAATTCAGAGTTAAAAACGTCTTCTGTTTTTTTCTGAAAATATTCAGATTTTCTTTTATTGGCATCTACTTCAGTTCGAGCCTCTTGAACGTAATCCTTGTAAGCGTTAAATTCTTTAAGCTGATCTTCCGAAAACGAACCCCCACTTGACTCAAGAGGAGTTTTATATGTATCCGATAGCTTACTTAAATACTTTTTAGCTATTGCAAGTTCTTTTTTTTTGGAGATATTTTTTTTCTTAATATCTCTTTCTTCATCTACATCTTCATCATACCCAAATTTATCTTCCATTAGATATTGAATATCTTCGGAATCTAATTCAGATTCAGTTAGAGAATAATATTCTGCTAGTATTTGATTGTCATTTAAATTATCATAGCTTTTATTTGCTTTAATAAAATCTTCAAAACCTCTACCAGTTTCTTTTTTAAACTCTAAATATTTTGATACTTCATCAGGCAATGCTTCATTTTCTTTTCTTTCTGAAAATAATTCATCTACTGAAGAAATATCTTTATTATATCTTTCTTTAATATAAGAAAGAACATCTTCGTCTTTTAACTCAGGTAATGAAACATCTTCATTAACCTCTTGAGTATTTTCAACTTTAGTTTCTGGAACATCAATTACTGGTGTTTCAGATTTTGTTTCGCTAAACTCAGAAACTTTTAAACTTTCCTCGTGTTTGTTTAAAAGATCTTGTTCAACTTCTTGTTTGGATTTCGCTTCTAACGGCGTAACCTCTTTTACTTGTTTGAATTCCATTTGATTTAATTTTTACAAAGTTAGTATTAATTTAATTATATTTTTAAGGTATATTACCTTGGCTCAAATTCAGCTAAATCAAAACCATCTAAACTATCTTCTTTAGATTCAAACTTAATTGGAGCAGTGTTATTTTTACGTTGCTGAATTAATTTTGATTGTTCTGTGTTAGTTTGACTTATTCTATCTGATTTTGCTGTTTCTCTTTGTGTTTCTCTTTCTTGTAGTGCAGATACTTCTACTCCTTTTAATTGCATTTGTAAATCAAATTCTAACTGCATTAGTTCAGATTTAATAGAAGCTTCACCTCTCATTTTTTCAATTTGAAATTGCATATCACTTTGTTGCAATTGTTGTTTAGCTTGAGTTTCAGCTTGTAATTTTTGCATTGCAGCTTGTGCAGCCATCTGTTGAGATTGCTGATTAATTTGCGCTTGTTGTTGTGCAGCAGCTGCTTTTGATTTTTCTTCAGCTTCTTGTTTTCTTTTTCTCTTAAGTTTAGTACTTGATTAGCAACCTTTAAGTTTTTAATTTCTCTAATATCAATTGCATCTTCTAAGTTAATAGAATCTCTTTGTAAAGCCATTTGAATATTTTTCTCTAGCATAGCTCTTTCCTCTTCATCAGGAGTTACTTCTATAAAAATACCAAAATCACTTAAATATAAATTTTTAATTTCATTTAAAACCGAAACGTTATATTTTCCAATTTGATTTATAAATTCATCTCTAAAGTCTGCATACTCTAAAACATCTGCAATTCTTGAAGATAGTGCAGTTGCTAAATTTTGAGTAATGCTTAAACCAGCTTGTAATATATGTCTTGTAGCTGTATTGCTATTTAAAGCAGCCATTTTTTGTAACCCTACTAATGAGTTTTCATCTGGCAACGATCCATCTCTAGCTTCATTTAATCCGGTTACATCTCTAATCATATTTAAATAATGATTATAAGTACCAATTAAACTTTGAATTTTTGATTGACCAGAACTAGCAGTTAATTGTTGAATAGGAATTTTAGCTTGATTATAATCTCCATCTTGAGTATAACTTCTACCAATAACACTACCTGTTTGAAAATACATTCTTAATGCATCTTCAGGATTGTAAGCAGCGCCATTTCCTAAATCTACTTCGTTTAATCCATCTGCATCTATAAAGACACCGTCTGGAACCACCTTAGAAAGCACTTGNTGTAGCTTTAAATGAGTTATCTGAATTAAATCAGCAAAGGTTATCATTCGNCTAACTAAAGACTCTAAAACACCTTTATACATTCTTGGCGCACAAGCTATAAATTCAGGATATACATTCTGACTAGCGGATTGTGGTCTAGCCATATTTTCAGCCATTTGCCATTTAAGAATAATATTAGTTCCCATAACCATTACACCTTCATACCAAACATCAATAGTTTTTGAAACTTTTTCAAAATTACCTTCTTCCATCATTTCAACAGAAGGATCAAATTGATCAGTTTTTTCAATAACTTTTTCAGCACCTACATTATTAATTTTTTTCTTATATGTAAAAGTGTTTGTTGTTTTGTAGTTAAAAAACAAAACAGTAGCACTGTCTTTACTAAATAAACTGTTATTATAAAATTGAGAAGTATTATGATAATCATACCAACTTTGACTATATTTAGAAATTTCCTCCATATCTTCATTAGTTAAAGTAGGATCTATTTTCTTTAATTCAATAATAGGTAGAGTTTTAATTTCACCCCAATAAAAACAATCTTTAAAATGAGGATCTTCAGTATAACTATAAACTAAGTTAGCTGGATCTACATAATCAATTTTAATTCCATCACCTGGTAAAAAAGAATGTCTAGCTACAGAAATACCTAAAACTGTTTGATCGTAATCTAAACGTCTTTTAATTTCTAAATATTTGTTTTCTTCAAATACAGTATTAATAGCTTCTTCTTCTGCTATTTCTATTGATGGTTTATACTTCATTTGCATATGCAAAGCAAGTTCCTCACTGTCGTTAGGTAACTCATCTACATTACTAGAGAATGCGTCTACATCAAAATCTTTGTTTACTTGAGTAATTAATTCTTTAGAAGCCATATCAGCAGCAATCATACGCTGATATTCATTTCTTCTATCCATTGACATAGCATCTTGTGCGTAGGCATTTACCTGAAAAATTCTATCAGACATACCATTAACTACAATATCTACGAACTTAGGAATAATAGGAACTGGTGTCCAATCTAAGTTAAGATAACTTAAATCACCATCAACTGCTAATTCATTTTTATACTTAGAAACAGATTGTTCTCCTCTAGCATAAAGTCTTAGTCTATGAAAGTCACCCCATTGATTATAAAATCTATTTGTATTTCCGTCTTTTCTGAACCATTCGTATTGAATAGCTTGTCCTATCTGTAATCCAAACTCAAGTGATTTCTTTGTGGAATCAGAAACAAACTGACTTGGAAATCCCATAGGATTAATGTCTATTTTTACATCTTGCATTTACCTTATAATTTTGCTGTAACTTCCCTTATTGTCATATCTTGCAAAGTTAAACTTTATTTTTGATTCTTTTTTAACCGCCTGATATAAGTGTTTCTGAATAGCCATTAAAGCTAGACCAGAACTGATCGTAGCATCAAACTTAGTTCTATTGTTAATATCAAAACGCGCCCAATCCTCTAAAGTACGACTAAAATACATATTTCCTATTAAATCAGGGTCTCTATAATCTCCACTAAAATCTAATCCTACGTGTTTTTCTATGTAAGATTCAATAGAAGATGCGTGCGATTGTTTTACATCTTCACTGGAGTTTGGTATACCACCTAATTCTTTTTCAGTTTTAGATAGTTTATTATAAGTTTTATCTGGTCTATTTATACTATACGCTCTATAACCTCTATTTTTAAAATGATATAATAATCTAGGTTTGTTATTTTCTACTAAAATTGGCATTCCGTAAAAAACACAAGCCATTAATACTTCTTCAAAAAATATCTCAGCTGTCTGAGGTCTAGCTACATACTCTAAAAAAAACTCATTACTTGGAGCGTCATCCATATTAAAACGAGTAACTCCGTGCAACGCACCATTAGACCCTCCACCACCTACTGTACCAGATATATCATAACTGTCACAACCAAAAGCACCAATATGATCATTACCTGGATGTTTCCTTCCGTTCTTAATATAACTCTTATTTTGCAATTCTTTTTTAGGTGTCCAAGAAATTAAAAATCTACCACGAGTATCTGGACTCCATAAAACTTCTCCATCTTTTATTCCATTTTTCCAGTTAAAATTACCTTTTGTTAAAAACCTGTCTTTTATTAAAGAATCATTATAATCTATTTGTTGATATATTTTAGTTAGGTTAAATAATGATTGTTTACTTTCATCTCTAAA